CTCTGGCTCATGCCATCGACACCACCGGCCTGACCGTGCCCGATGTGACCAACGCCGCTTATAAGTTAAATCCTGGATATGGCGTTAATGGTCTGGAGTATCTGTTCCCGGAAGTCAGGGAGCTCAACGATCTGCCCGAGTTCGTTAAGCGAGACACCACCTGGGTTGACGTTGTTTTGAACGGCGTTAAGAAGACTCCCTTTGCCCGTGTGAAGACAACCTTCGCTAACATCACTGAGGATGAGGCTCGTGCGAAGGGCTATCTGAAGGGTAAGATGAAGAAGGAAGAGTTCTTCAGCCTGATGAAGCGTGAGACCACGCCCACCACCATTTACAAGAAGCAGCGCTTTGATCGTGATGATCTGATCGATCTGGCTAAGCCTCAGGTTGTTGCTTGGGTTAAGACCGAGATGCGCATGATGCTGAATGAGGAACTGGCTCGCGCTATCCTGATTGGTGACGGCCGTCTTGCCAGCTCCGACGACAAGATCTTCGAGGATAAGATCCGTCCTATTGTCAGTGATGAGAACTTCTTCACCATCAAGGAGACTGTTCCGCTGGGTGGCGGTACCGATGAGGAGATCGCCAAGAACCTGATTAAGGCTGCGGTTCGTGCTCGTAAGAACTACAAGGGTACTGGCAGCCCGCTGTTCTTCACTACTGAGAGCTGGCTGACCGAGATGCTGCTTGCTGAGGATTCCATCGGTCGTCGTCTGTATGAAACCAAGGCTTCTGTTGCGGCTGCCATGCGTGTGCGTGACGTCGTGCCCTGTGAGCTGCTGGAGAACTACACCGATGCCAATGGTCGTGAGCTGATTGGCATTATCGTCAACCCGATCGACTACAACGTCGGTACTGATAAGGGCGGCGAGGTCAATATGTTCGATGACTTCGATATTGACTACAACCAGTTCAAGTATCTGATCGAGACTCGTTGCTCCGGCGCTCTGATCAAGCCCTACTCTGCCATCGCGCTGTTCAAGGCCTCTGGCAATAACAATCCCGTTATTACTGAATAAATCAAAATGGGAGTGAGATAGCTCATGGCGAAATTTTACGGAGCAATTGGCTATGTTGAAGACTTTAAGCCCGAAGCTAACCCGGACGTGTGTAGGGAAGTTCCTGTAGAACGCTTTTACAAAGGGGATCTGCTGAAGAACTACAGGAATCTTACTGCGAGCGACGAGCTTAATGACAACGTGACCATTTCGAATCAAATTAGTATTGTAGCAGATCCATATGCTCTTAGTCATATTTTCGCCATGCGCTATGTCAAATGGATGGGAGTTGCCTGGAAAGTTTCAACAGTAGACGTTCAGACACCCCGTCTGATATTAACTCTTGGAGGCGTGTATAATGGCGAAACCGCGGAGTAAATTGAGCGAAGTTCTTCATACCTTCTGCGATAACGTATATTTTCAGCCTCCAACAGGATACAAAATCAAGTATCCATGCATCATCTATGATCTGGAGAAACCTGATGTTACGTTCGCGGATAACGCTCCATATGCGATATATGACCAGTATTCAATAAAATACATCACAAGAGATCCTGACGACGACCTCAGAAACCAGATTATAAGATTACCGCTGTGTTCGGCTGACAGGCCTTACATTGCAGACAATTTATATCATCATCCGTTCAGGCTTTATTGGTAAGGTCTGAACCAAGTTTTTATAAGGGGGACAAATAAATGAGTGCTATTGTTTGGGACGCCACCGGTGAACGTTTGTTTGAGACCGGAGTAGACCAGGGCGTACTGTATCCGTGGAATGCTGCTCAGAGCAAGTACGATACTGGCGTGGCCTGGAATGGTCTGACCGGTGTTACTGCAAGCCCTGACGGTGCTGAGCCTACTGATCTGTGGGCTGACAACATCAAGTACGCTACACTGCGTTCTGCCGAGACCTTCGGTATGACCATCGAGGCGTATACCTATCCCGACGAGTTCGGTGAGTGCGATGGATCTGCGAGCCCTGTTTCTGGTGTTTACATCGGTCAGCAGAGCCGCAAGGCCTTTGGCTTCTGCTATCGTACCAAGGTTGGCAGTGATAGCGATACCGAGGCCAGCAAGTACAAGATCCATGTGGTCTACAACTGCACCGCTTCTCCTTCGGAGCGTTCTTACGAGACGATTAACGACTCTCCTGACGCGATCACCTTCAGCTGGGAAGTCACCACGACTCCTGTCAATGTGACCGGCTATAAGGCTACCAGTGAGATCACGATCGATGTTTGGAAGCTGACCAGTGCTCAGAAGACAGCTCTTGAGAACAAGTTGTATGGTTCTTCTGCCACCGAGCCGACTCTGCCCGATCCCGACACTCTGCTTGGTCTGATCGGTGCGACGACTGTTACTACTGAATAATAAAGATTAATCAAAATGGGACCGACGAGGGTATTCAGTTCGGCTGGCCCTCGTTTTATTAAGGAGGAGAGCGTATGTATAAGAAAACTATAAGCTATACGGATTATGACGACATTGAGAGAAGCGAGGATTATTACTTTAATCTTAGCAAGTCCGAACTGATGGAAATGGATTTCAGTGCCACTGGCGGCATGGAGAAGCTTATTCGCAGCGTCATTGCTACGCGCGATACGAAGCGCATTATGGAAATTTTCAAAGACATTATTCTTCGTGCGTATGGCGAGAAGTCGCTTGACGGTAAGCGGTTCATTAAAGTTCGAGACGGCCATCGTCTTGCTGACGACTTTGCGGAGACTGGCGCTTTTGATGCTTTGTTCATAGAGCTTGCTACGAACGATAAGGCGGCTACTGAATTTATTAACGGCATCATCCCTAAGGCTTTGGCAGATGAAATCGCATCTAAAGAGGACAACACCATAGCGCTTATAGATAATAAATAATACGTGGATAAGGAGGGGTGAGGGATGCTGGAAATAGTTATTGAAGGACAGGAGCTTTTTGACGAGAGAACTCAGGAGTTTATCTCAACAAAGCCTGTGGTATTGAAGCTTGAGCATTCCCTCATCTCAGTATCCAAATGGGAATCAAAATGGCATAAACCTTTTTTAAATGACGAAGAAAAAACTGAGGAAGAATTGTTGGACTATATTCGTTGCATGACCATAACGCAAAATGTGGACCCAAATGTTTATCTTTGTTTGACTCCTCTGAATCACTTTGAGATTAGGCAGTATATGAACGACAGCATGACAGCTACGTGGTTTAACGACAAGAATAAAATGCCTAAATCAAAGCAGAGAGCGACTACGTCTGAGCTTATCTATTACTGGATGATCGAACTCGGAATACCAGATCGATTCGAGAAATGGCATTTGAACAGACTTCTTACCTTGATAAGAGTATGCAATATTGAGAATTCTCCTAAGAAGAAAATGAAGAAAAATGACATTTTCAAACAGAATACCTCTCTTAATCAGGCAAGAAGAAAAGCCATGCATTCGAAAGGATAAGTTCAGAAGGAGGAAGACTGATGGGTATGGTGTCTTTTAAGCATCGTGGGAATTTCAATCATACAAAGAAATTTCTGAGCACGATGAAGAATAGAACTTATTTCTCTATGGTCTTGGACAAGTACGGAAAAGAAGGGGTTCAAGCTTTATCTGCTGCTACTCCTAGCGATTCGGGATTAACCGCGCAAAGCTGGAACTATAGGATCGAAAGAAATAGAGATAGTATCATAATTTCGTGGTACAACACAAATGAAGTAGACGGTGTAAACATCGCTGTAATTTTGCAGTATGGTCATGGAACGGGTACAGGTGGTTATGTGCAGGGTAGGGATTACATAAATCCTGCAATGCAGCCCATATTTGATAAACTTGCCGAAGAAGCATGGAAGGAGGTAGCCTCATCATGAGCAGCGTTGACAATAGACTTGTTCAAATGCAATTTAATAATGAACAGTTTGAAAAAGGCGTTGATCAAAGCGTTAAATCGTTAGACAAGTTAGAAAAAAGCTTAAAATTGGATGGGGCTACACAAGGGTTAGAAAGATTACAGAAGGTAAGCAATGAGTTTTCTTTATCTGGTATAGCCAGTGGCGTAGATGACTTAACCGAAAGATTTTCAGCTTTTGGAACGTTTGCGGCTAGAATTATCGAAAATTTAGCTGATACCGTTTACAATAAGCTGGGCAATGCGCTAAAAAGCGTAACTATCGATCAGATTGGATCTGGATGGCAAAAGTACGCAGATGATACCAAAGCTGTTCAGACAATCATGATGGCCACCGGCAATACGATCGAAGAGGTAGAAGGGGAATTACAGAAGCTTACTTGGTTTACTGATGAGACTTCGTATTCTTATCAGGATATGGTCAGTAATATTAGTAAGTTTACTTCTATGGATATACCTCTTGAAGACGCCAGAATTCAGATGGAGGGTATAGCCGCCTGGGCTGCTGCTGCCGGACAAGGAGCCGCCGAAGCCGGACGAGTAATGTATAACGTTTCTCAGGCTGTTGGTGCTGGCGGTATGAAGCTTGTTGACTGGAAATCGGTGCAGAATGCTAACATGGCTACTGCTGATTTTAAGAAACATGCTATTGAATCCGCTATAGCCTTAGGAAGATTAAATAAAGAAGCTCAAATAGTTGAAGAAGTAGGATCTGGAAAGAAGAAAACCAAAAAGACAACCACTGTTGGCGTAGATAATTTTGCGCAGACTCTTAGCAGCGGCTGGTTTGATAAAGCTGTAATGGAGGATGTGTTTAAACGATACGGTAAATTTTCTGAGGAAGTATATAAGTTACAGCAAGAGTATAAAGACAAAGGAATAGAGCTGCAGACTTCGGACGCTATGAAAATCCTCTCGGAACAAGGCGGGGATTTTGAGAAATTTAGTGAAGAGGCGTTCAGAGCCGCGCAGGAAGCAAAGACGCTTACCGATGCGATAGAGGCTTTAAAGGACGCAACGAGTACAAAGTGGCTTAATATTTTTAAACTTATATTTGGCAATTATGAAGAAGCAAAAGAGCTATGGACTAAGTTAGCAAACGATTTATACGATATTTTTGTATCTCCGTTGGATGATTTCATAGATGTGTTGCGCGAGTGGCATATGTCTGACGAACTTGGTAATTGGCATGATTTTATGCAAGGCGTCTATGACATAATGGATGGGCTCAAGGGGATTTTAACCACTGTAAGAGATGCCTTTAGCAGCATGATTCCTCCGGCCACTATCGAAAGCCTGCAGCATTTTGGAGCAGCTGTGAAAGATTTCGGTGCGACATTTAAGGCGATGTTTGGCATTCCTGAAGAGGAAAGCGATACCGCTGAAAAAGAGGTTAAGAGCGCCGAGAAAGCCGTAACGAAAGCTTCGAAAAGTGCTACAAAGGCTGTGAAAGCAGACGCAAAGCTTAGCGAAGAGGCCATACTAGATGCTGCTAATTCAGTTAGCGTAATCGGCGATTCTTATACATCGTTGGAGCACAATCTGAAAAAGGGAGAAGTTAGCGAAGATGTTAAGCAAATGCAAGAAATGCTTATCGCAGCTGGCTATAATCTCGATAAATTTGGCGCCGATGGTATATTTGGTCCGGAAACGCAGGCAGCATTAAAACAATTTCAAAAAGAAGCAGGATTGGCAGTTGATGGCATTTACGGAAAAGCAAGCGAAAAAGCGCTTTCTGATTATTTAAAACTAGATGACGCGACCAAATCTTTCGACGAGTTTGAGGGGAAAATCGAAAAGGGCGCCAAGGGCCTGGCTGTAAGAAAACTACAGCA